AACCCTAGTTCCCATCATCTCAATAAAGTCTTTGGATTGGAATTTTATTTCCTCTCCAGTATCCGTATCAACATAAGTGTACCAAGCTCCAGCTTGCTTTAACAATTTATTTTCCTTCATTACACCTAACCAAGAACCATAATTGTCAATTCCTCTATCAAAGAATATTTCAAAATCTGCAGACCTCAATGGGGGTCCCATTCGGTTTTTGATAACCTGACAACGTACTTTCATACCAATTGTCTTATCAGTACCGTTCACCTTTTGTTTGATTTGTCCCATATTCTTCAAACGAAGTCTAACCGATGCATGGAATGCAAGAGCTTTTCCTCCAGAAGTAGTCCAAGGGTCACCAAACATAGCATTCATCTTTTGTCTTAATTGATTAGTGAATACTAAGGTTATTTTTTGCCTACCAATTAGATTGGTAATCTTTCTCATCGCCTTTGAGATAATAATAGCTTTATCAGTAGCGTATCCATCCTTATCATAATCAGCTGCTAACTCTTTTTTAGTTGAAGCTGCTGCAACGGAATCTACTACGATTGTTACTAACTTATCTTTTTGTGTGGTTCTTACCTTTTCAATGATTGTTTCGGTAAATTCGAAAATTTGTTCTACTGAATCAGCTGATACATAAAGTAGTTTTGCTACATCTACACCAATTGCTTCTAAGAACTCTCTACTTACCGCAGTTTCAGTATCTATTAGAACCGCAACACCACCTTGCCTTTGTGTTTCAGCAAGGAGGTGAGCAGATACTAATGATTTTCCACTTTGTTCTAAACCAGTTACTTCAGCAATCCTTCCAATTGGAAGTCCACCATAAGGGCGATTCGAAATGGCAACATCTAGCATAGCACATCCGGTTGATACCCATCCAGCTACATTTGTAGGTGCATCATCTTCTCCTAAAAAGAAGGCAACCTTCTGGTCTTTACTATATTTGTTTAGCTCAGAAGCTAGTTCTGCCGCTAAATCCATTTCTTTTTTTGCCATTTATTATATATTATCCGTTAAACAAATCATCAAATGCTGATGCAACATCATCCATTTTCTTTTTTTCTTCAGTACTTACAGCTGCTGCTACTGGAGCAGGTGCTGCTTGGGGTGAAGGTGTTGCTGGAGTTGAAAGTGTTTGTTGAGATACACTCTCAGTAGCTCCATCTTCAGTTGGGTTTAACCAACCTTCTAATACTGATTTTAACTCATCGTAAGATAATTCTGAATAGATATCAGTAATATTAGTTTGAGTTTCAATAAAGTTTTGATTTGCCGTATCATCTTTTCCTAATGGAGTAGTATTAGGTTTAACACGGATAGTAGTTACAGGATAAGAAGTTCCTGCATCTTCAGCTGATGTATATTCGATAGTAATATCTCTACCATTGGTAGGGTCAGTAATATCTCCATAATCAGGATCAGCAATATAACCTAATATTTCTTGGTAGACAGTTTTTCCAAATCCCCAGAACTTAACTCCTTCTGATTCCTCTCCTCTTACAAGTACAGGTACAAAAGTTCTTAATTTCGGTTCCATCTTCTTAGCTGCTTTCCAATCTTCTTTATCACCCATTCTTTTCAACTTTTCAGCGAACTCAACGATAGGGTCTGGTCTTCCAAAAGAAGAAGGAGACAAATACGTTTTGTTGTTGATGTTGTAATGGAAAAATAATTCAATAAAAGGATTCTCAGGAGAAAACTTATAAGGAACTACTCTCACTTGGTGTTTACCAGGTGTTGGTTTCCATAGATTAGATGTTCTGTTTGAAGTGTTTTGTAGTTTGTTCAGTCTACCTCTGATTGCGCTTAAATCTAGTGCCATAATTTTTAAATTTTAAAGGTTTATTTATTTAATGGTTTTATTTCGGTGTCTTTCCTACACCATATATAAATATCAAAAAACCCAGTTTTAAGAGGGTCTATCTCCATTTATTTATACAAATATACGAAAAGTTTTTCACAATTCCAAATGTTTTTTAAATTATTTTTGAATCGCTTAGTTTCTCTCATTTGTTAATACAAATATAAGAAATTAATTTGAATTATCCTAATTTATTTTTCTTTTTTTGAAAAATCTTTTGTCCAATTGATAAATTTAGTATGTGGAAAGTGTTGCTTACTATCAAATGTGTATTGTTTTACCATATGTTTGTAAATTTGTTCAGATGATTTTTCAAAATTATGAGTATTTAGGGATTTATCTAATGCATCTTTACTGATTAAGTCATTTCCACCCAATATCCAATTAAACACACCCCAACCAGCTGAACCATTGTAATGTGGGAAATCATTAGCGTTTGGAACTCTATATTCACATATCTCTAAAATTCTTTCAACTAATGGGTCTCTCTTTAAATCATTATGTACATATTTCCAAAATGGAGTATCATCTCTTTTTGTAATATAGTGTATTTGAATCAACGCTCTGAATTCATCTAACATCATATTAAAGTGTTCGTTATTTGCTTTGATGTTTGATTCTCTCATCATATCCTCTTTGTAAGGTGATAAGTGATGTTGTGTTAGTTGTACTAGCTGAATAATAGATGAATGTATTGATGTTGCTTCTAATGGTTCTAAGAAGGAAGATGATAATCCTATTGAAAGTACATTCTTTTTCCAAACTTCTTTCAACCTACCACTATCGAACTTAATAGTTCTAAGAGGTGTTATCTTTCTACCAGTAACTTCTTGTAGTTCTTTCAGAGCTTGTTCCTCAGATACAAACTTATCAGAATAACAATATCCACATCCTAATCTTTCTTGAGTTGGAATTTGCCACATCCAACCATTTGGCATTGCCCATGCAGTTGTTGCAGGTGATATTTCTTCACCTTCTTCATATTGATGTGTATAAACTAATGCTGAATTGATTGGTAGATATTCTGAATATGAAATCCATTCTGAACCAACTGATTTACTTAGTACTCTATTGAACCCAGTACAATCAATCCAAAAATCAGATTCTATTTCAGTTCCATCGGAAAGTATTACTTTATCCAATTCACCATTTTTTGAATTTAACTTAGTATCAGTTATTGTACCTTTTTGTAATTTGATTCCATTTTCTAATGCAATCTTCTTAAACCACTCACCCACTTTATGTGCATCAAAGTGATATGCATATCCAGTTTCGTAGCTATCACTACTTTCGGATTTTAAAAATGGTGTTAGATTTTTTTCCCAAAGATATTTGTTAGGGCTAGATTCTGCAGCTACTCCATATTTTGAACAAAGAGTAAAATCTCTATCCAATGGCCACAATGAAGTTTGTGTTCCAGATAAAGATTCAAAGAATCTATCACCTACCCCATTCCAATCAATACAATCGATTCCTAATTTGAATGTTGTATTACAATTTTGAAAAAACTCTTGTTCATTGAACCCCTCTAATTCAGTTAATGTTGATAAAAGTACTTTTTGTAGTACTCCAGTTGAACCTTCACCAGCTCCTATAATTGGAATATCATCACTCTCTATTACAGTGATATCGTATGCTGGTTCATCTCTATGTAGATTTTGTTTGGCTAGGAATAATGCTGATAACCAACCAGCAGTTCCTCCACCCGCTATAACTATTTTCATTTATAAACTATTTATTATGTAACTTTTTAATTCTTCTTTCTTTTCTTCCCAAAGGGATTCACTAATAATTTGTGGTACTGGTTCTGATGAACCTGTATATGATGATGTAAAATAAGATGATGATATAAGAGAATCTCTAATATTTTCATATTTAGGTACACTCTCAGATAAAAAATTGTAAGAAATTACAGTATCTACACTACCACTTTCATTTATACTACCTGAAGTTAATACTATCATAGATGAATCTTCATCTATAAATTTAAAGTAGTTATCAAACGATTTTACAAACCAATTATCCATTTTTATAGATTTTCAATTATGTAATCTTTTACCTCATCTCTCTTTGCCTCAAAGAGTTCTTCAGATATAAGTTCAACACCAGACACATCACCACCTATATATAAATCTCTCATATTTTCATATCCACCATCATTATCAAAACTCATAGCTATGCATTTATTTGTAAAATTAGTAGTTACACAAATTACCTCATGTGTTTCATCTACTAACTTAAAATAAGAATCTCTTTCTTTAAAATAATGATTTGCCATAATAACTTTTTTTAACTTCGATTATAAATACTAATATTTTCAGATGATTGAACAAATAAATTAGTATAATTTCTATAAGTTCTTGCAGCTTCATTAACATACAAAAGCCATCCTCTTTGATTTGAATATATAGCTCTAAAGGCAGTTGTCCAAGATGAACCCCAACTAATACTATTATCAAAATAAACATCTATTCTATTACCAAATGGAATTTGAAGCCAACCACGTATACTTGTGGTTCCCCATTGCCAACTTTGACCTAAAGCTGTTCCATTGTATCTAAATTCCCAAGCTCTAGTATCAGCATCTGCCCTACTTTCAGTTTGGAAAAGATTTATTGCAGCATTTCTTGCATTATGCCTATATCCATACCAATCTGAAAATGCGTACCCACTGTTTGTTTTAGAAATACCATTTGTAGGATATCTTGCTGATTGACTATTGATAGCACCATATCTACCATTCCTAGCATTCCACATGGACATATATGATGAATATGTTCTTCCAAATTCACTACCTATATTTCCTGCCGTAATTTGTCCTGATGAGGTGATTGTCATAACTTTTTACTTTTTTTACGAAATATCGTTGGATTCTATCAACGTATATGTGAAAGAGTTTCCCCATATATCTCTAGCCTTTCTACAAATTTCCATAAATTCGTTGAAATCCGATTCCTTAGAGAATACTTGACAACCTGCAGACCATTTATCAATCTGAGTTGAACCATCTACTCTACGACCTGCTTTATGAATGTTGATTCCAAATATACCTTCATCTACATTCTCTTCAATCATATCATATTTACCATCCTTATTATTATCCCTATAAACTTTAACAGGTTTTTGTTGACCTAGTGCTTCATATTTTCCCTGATGAAGTCTGATTTTATGTGAACCTCTATATTGACCAGGTTTAAGTATTGCAACACCTTTATCATTCATTACGTTTTTTTCCCAATGTGAACCAGGGTCAGTTGTTGCTTTATATTCATTATAAATCCACTTACCTTCTGAATCTTTATATGATATTGTTAAAGTATCATCAAATCTATTTGTTACTTCACCATATGTATCGGAATTTCTAATACCAACGATGTTAACATCATATCCTTTATCACTTGTAAAGTATTTATACCCATTGCAATTTAATGCTTCTTCGATTTGTTCTCTTGTGAATTTTGCCATTTGTTATTTTTTATTTTTGATTAAATTCGATAACCTCAAAGATACGAGTTTGAATACGTTTAGTACCCTCAGTATTTGTAAGTATTATTGAATTTCTAAATTTCTGCCAATCAATGATAAATGTTTTATCTAATACACCACCATTTTCTTCTCTAACTAATTGGTTTAGTGCGTTAATGGTGTATAAAGTATTTGACTCTTTTTTT